ATGGCACGTTCAACAATGGAAGTCGCATTTCTCGGCACTCAGAAAACCGAAATGGAAGGCGCTAAGTACGTGAAGGTCTTTTACGGCGACGAACCGGACGGCAAGACCGAACACGGTCTGTCCATCATCGGCATGGCAGTAGCGGATGACGTGGCCGACGAAGTGTTCGCAGCCGGTGCCCAATTCGCCCCGCTGGAAATGGTCCGCGTCACTTTCGACGTGGCCCGAGGCGGCCAGAACAAGGGCAAGAATCTGTGCCTGCATGTTGAGCCGATCAAGCCCAAGGCCACAACCCAAGCCACCACTCAACCGCAGCAAAAGAAGGCGGGTGAGTAATGAATTTTCTGGCTTGTGATGGGGCGTGGTCGGTTGCCGCTGGTTCGATCAGCTGTGACGGCACCCTCGTCACCATCACAAGCCAGGAAATCGCGGACGAAGTTAACGCCGCGTCCGCGTTAACCCTTGAGGAAGCCGGTGCACTGATCGATGCAGCCACGATGTTGTTCGTTGCGGTGTTCGGTTTTCTCGTTCTGAAAAAACTGATCTGAGGTAACTCCTATGAAAACCATGAACGTGGTTCGCAAGTACGGCAGCAAGATCGCCGTTGCTACTGGTGCTCTGGCCGCTTCGGCTGGTGCGTTTGCTGACTCTGCTGCCGTAGAGGCCCAGCTTACCGGCGTGGAAGGCAACATCGACACTATCGGCTGGGCTGTGCTCGGTGTGCTGGTTGTCGCTGCCGGCTTCAAGTACATGCGCCGCGCTATCTGACCCGGTTTGCCCCACTGCATGCGGTGGGGCTTTCCTTCTCTCCTACTAGGCCCGCCGCCATGACCATCGATCCAGTTACTTATTACCTCGTCGTTGTCACCGTCGCTATGGCGGCTTTGTTGTTTGGGCGGGTGTGACCATGTTTCGTGCCGCTATCTTTCTGCTCTTTGCTCTCGCTACCGCTGCGTCCTCTGCTGAGGACTACTACTGGCAAGACCGCGCCACGCTTGCGGTCGGTGACACGTTTACCGGCTTGTATGAACTGCGTAAACCCGAGTTTGAGAGTGATTGGCCCCCTCCTGCGGTTATAACGTTCAATGGCTGTGTATATACAAATACAGCCAAATCCCGTGTTGCCTGTGAGGTCTTTATTGATCGTCCTGACGGTCTTTCTGATATCACGACGAACGTTATTATTTGGCGTTACGGCTCCTCCTGCCCAAACCCTGACGACGTGTACAACGAGGAGACCGGAGGATGTGAAGAGCCTAATCGCTGCTCTGATACCGAGGGCGTAACAACCCTCCACATGTTCCAACGCGCCACACGCGCTAACGCATACGATCCCTGGCCCGAAACCGGTGACCCGCGTCCGGTCACCGTCTGCAAAGACGAATGCCGCTATTCTGCCTCCGGCTATACCGGTGAAGATACGTGCGGAGCACTGATCAAAGACCCGCTGATTCAAGCGTGCATCACCCCTTATATTGGTCAGGGCATTCCCTGCGTCCACGGCGACGCCGATCATCAAAGCCAGCTGCCCAGCTTCGATCCCGGCGAGAACCCTCAGCCTGATCCGCCAACGGATCCGGAAGACCCCACAGACCCTGCGGTTCTCTGCAACAAGACACCCGGTTTCGTTTGGTCCGGCTCGGTCTGTACGCCCATCTTTAGTGAAGATTCCCCTGAGCCTAACCCTGATCAGCCCAACCCCGGCACGCCTGGTGGCGGCGGTGAAGGCTCAGGCGACGGTGGTGAAGGTGATGGCGGTGAGGGTGGCGGCGGTGAAGGGGGTGGCACAGGTACTGGTGGCACCGGCTCCGGTGGCGGTGGCGGCTCCCAATCTGAGAACCCGAATAACGTGCTTGGTACTGAGTGTGATCAGGCGCTGCAGTGCACGGCTGACGCTTATCAGTGCGCCATTCTTTATCAAACCAAGCGCTCGCGCTGTGACATGGAGAAAGCGCTGGACTTTGAAGAGCAGCGTCCCCAGATCGAGGCGCTGTTCACTGGTGAAGATTTTCAGATGGATGAAGAGGAAATTGATATTCCCTCCTTCATCGGTCAAGGCGCTCGGTTTTTGCCTGCTACCTGCCCCGCGCCTATATCCATCCCTTTGAGTGGCAAAACGTTTCAGTTGCAGATGGAGCCGTTCTGCACCTTTGCCAGTGATTTGGGCTTCTTGATTGTTGCCTTCGCAACACTCGCGTCAGCGCTGTATATCGGTCGCGCTTTTGGAGGTGAGTGATGTGGTACCACCTTGCAATTCTGTTCTCCATCATCATCGTCCCGCTGATTCAGAAGCTGCTCAAGGCGCTGGGTATTGGCGTTGTCAGCTATATCGGTATCAACCTCATTTTGGAGCAGGCGGCCAACTACATACAGTCTCAGCTCGGCCAGACCACGGTGCTGATGCAACAGATGCTGGGCGTCGCAAAGATCGATATCGCCATCAACCTCTACCTTGCAGCGATCACCACCCGCGCCGTTCTCGCCGGTATGAACAAGGTATCCGGCCGCAAGAAAGACTTCGTTCTGAAAGCCTAATAAGGGGGCACTATGTCCACTGCTACGCTGATAATCCGTACCGGCCTGCAGGGGCACGGTAAAACCCTCAACACCATCAAGGAAGTCGACACCAAAGCCTTTAAGGAAGGGCGTCCGGTCTACTTCCATAACATCACGGACCTTGAGCCATCCAAGCTCAAGGCCGACTGGTTCCCGTTTGATGATCCCCAAAAGTGGTACGAGTTACCCAACGACTCAATCATTGTGGTGGATGAAGCACAGGGCTTCTTTCCAGTCCGCGATCCGCGTAAGGAGGTGCCGGAATACGCCTCGCGCTTCGAGATCATGCGCAAGCAAGGTCATGAAGTTCACCTGATCACCCAGGACCCGCGCTTTATCGATGTGCATGTGCGCCGGCTGTGCGGCTCCCACATTCACTACAACCGGGTCTTCGGGTCTTCAAACGTTGCACGGTATCAGTGTGAGCGGGTTGTTAATGAGGTCGAGAAGCTCCCCGCCAACAAGACCGCCGACCGTACGATAATCAAGCTCGATAAAAACTATTTTGGTGTCTACAGCAGCGCTCAGGCCCAGCACCATTTCAAGTTCAAGCCCAGTAAGAAGGCTGTCTTCTTTGCCGTCGCGACGGTTGTCACTATCTGGCTGTGCTACCGCGTGTTCGATATGTTCTACGGCAGTGAGCCTCCGCCAGAAGAGCCTGCATCTGCATCGCCTGCATCGTCTGTCGCTGCGGCGGTTTCATCGTCTCCCTTTGCATCGCTGCTTGATGGCCCGACGCAGATAGAAGACCGGCCAATGAGCCGCGCTGATTATCTCGCCTCGCTGGAACCGCGGATTCCTGATATTCCTTCTACGGCGCCTGTTTACGATTCGCTTACCGCACCGCAGAGCCACCCCCGCCTGTACTGCATGTCCTCTAGCGATCCTAAGTTGCTTTCCCGCTCTGATGCCCCCTGGGCGCTTGATGGCACCACCGCGACCGCTTGCCAGTGCTACACCCAGCAAGGCACCCGCGTAGCCACCACGTTTGAATTTTGTTTGAACACCGTAAAGCGTGGCTATTTCGACAATACCCGGCCCGATTCCTTGGCAGTTCAGATGGATCAGTCTGGACAGTTTCCCGCTCCTAACCCCCATCGCCCCTTAAACCAGATGGCAGCAGCCCCTGAAGTGCCGTCTTCGTCTCGGGTCGTTGTGGTGCCTTACGAGAAAGGCCAATTCCTGTGGTAGCGGGACCGGCGCGCCTTGGTTTTTGCGCACGCAGCGAGCTGGCGAGCGCGGCGCAAAACCTGCGCGCTGACGTCCCTGTAACACGTCAGATAAAACCGTATTGAAACGGTCATTAGTGGCCATTGTTGGAGTTTTAAGAATGAGCGTTAAGGACTTTTCCCGAATCAACCCGACTACCGGCGCAACTGGTGAAGGTCGTGTGTTCGTTGACCCGAACACCGCTGAGATTGTTGACCTCTCTAAGGTCCGTCTCCTCCGGTGTGGTGTCGACACTGTTCGTCAGCTCTACCGGGGTATGATTCGGTTAGGTGTTCTGGCCCTGTTCGAAAAGCCCGGCACCATCGTTGAGTTTGCTGGCCAACGGTGGCACACCGGACGGGTTGGCCGTGACTCTGGCTACCAGTTCAAGCTGCAGAATGCTGACCTCGGGTTCGTCCTGCTGATCAAAAATTTCAACGCCAAGGCCGACAGCATCGGCCCACACCTCAAAATCGAAGTGTCGCCCCACACCATCGACACGCTGTCGCCTGATCGGCTACAGGCTCGCATGGACTACTACGCTTCCGAGATTCTGGAGCACGTCGAAGTAAACCAGTGTGCGGTGCATCTGGCTCTAGACCTGCAGGGTTGGCAACCACCTGCCGATCTGGTCGCCCGCATGCATTGCCGTGCACGTAATCACCGTGACGTGTCTGGCATCAACTCCATTGAGTGGGCCACCAAGTCCAGCGTCTACGGTCGCGGCGAAACCTCCATGTTCGGCTCTGCTAACGGTATTCAGTTGAGCATCTACAACAAGACCGAGCAGGCCAAGGCCACCGACAAGCTGGACTACTGGCAAAGCGTCTGGCGTCGCAATGATGACCCGTTCTATGCTGAGTGCCTGGACAACTACAACCCCGATCAAGATGTGTGGCGTATTGAGCTGCGCTATCACCACTCCGTCATTCAGCAGTTCGCTAGCGGCTCCACACAGGTCAGCACCGGTCAACTGATCGACACGCGCACCTTTGAGGCCTTCTGCCCTCACCTAGACGGCCTGTGGCGCTATGGGCTGCAGCAGTTCAAGCTGCTGAACCGTCCTAGCTACTTTGACCCCTTCTGGACCCTTATCCGTGACGATGTGCGGGTAGAACTGCCGGTTGAATCCCTCATGGATGACACCGAGTACAAACGCTATTACAAGACCGCATCGGGCTTTTCCGGCAAGAACGTTGAGCTATTCCTGGGAAACTTTGTGAGCCTGCTGGCACGGGAGCGAGTGGGCGCTACTAAAGCGTTTGAGCGTCTGAAGGAATGGGAATGCTGGCCAGTGATCCGCGATCACTACGCTGCAAAGGATATGGGTGAACGGGCTATCTATCGCCATATCCGGGACCTGTTAGAAGAAAGGCACGTTCGTTGGGGGCGTGGTGTCTGATGGCTGTAATCAAGCAACCTAACGGTCTATGGAAAGCAGACGTTGAACCCATCAAGGGGAAGCGATTCCGCAAAACCTTCAAGACCAAAGGTGAGGCCCAACGTTTTGAGGCCAACTGCCGGGCCAAGCTGTCGCAACAGCCTGACTGGTCTCCCAAGCCAAAGGACAAGCGCCGGTTACTGGACCTGATTCAGCTCTGGTATGAAATGCACGGTTCATCGCTCGCTGATGGCAAACGCCGGCACGCCATCCTGACGGCTGCAGCTGAACAGCTGAATAACCCTGTCGCTCTTGCTGTCTCTGGCTCTAGCGTTGCGCACCTGCGGGCCAAGTGGCTGCAGGATGGTGTATCCGGCAAAACGGCTAACAACCGACTGGCCTACCTGAAAGCGGTATACAACCAGCTGTACCGGCTGGATGAAATTGACTACCCCTGCCCTTTTCAGAAGGTGCCCGCGCTCAAGCTGCAGGAACGCCCGCTGACCTACCTCACCCGCGATCAGATCAGGGAGTTGTTGGACGCCCTAGACGCACACCCGACCATGCCACACCCCGCCATGATCGCCCGCGTGTGCCTGGCTACCGGTTGCCGCTGGGGTGAAGCTCAAGCCATCACCCCGGACCAAGTCAGGGGCGGACAAGTCACCTTCCATAACACCAAGGGTAAGCGGGTTCGGGTTATCCCGATTTCGGCTGCTCTGGAAAAACGGCTGAAAGCGCACTGGCGTCAGTACGGGGCGTTTACCAACTGCCTGATGACCTTTTGCCGGGTGCTGGAATCAACGTCTATCAAGCTACCGGCGGGACAGGCATCACATGTCCTGCGACATAGCTTTGCTAGTCACTTCGTCATCGGTGGGGGGAGCATTCTGGTACTGCAGAAAATTCTGGGGCACACCTCGCTGGCAATGACCATGCGCTACGCACACCTTGCGCCGGATCACCTGCAGGAAGCATTGAGACTGAACCCTTTCGACACTTTTTCGACACTTTTCGAAGCTGGAAAAGAAAAACCCCTGAAATCTTAA